TCAAGGTAAGCCTCAATATTTCTCATCACATTAGTATTCTTAGATGATGGCATAGCCACGATAGAGTCGGAAGATACGCCAGTGGTATCTTTAGAAGTTAAATCAAAAGTCGCCATTTATACCTCCCCTACGCTACGTTGTACTTAGCAGTTACGATTGCTTCTGGTCGAAGAATCTTTCTGCCATATAAATGCATACCTCTTACGATGTCTGCAAAAGAATCAGGGTCTCTGTAAGACTCTGTCTTTGTTATCTGTGAAGCTGTTGCTACTGATGAAGAGTGTCCAGCTACAATGACTCCAAAGTTTGAATTTTGGTTAGCAGAACCTGATGTTCCTGGTCCTGTACCAACAGAAGGTAAGTTATTTGACATATATACATCAAAACCATGTAATGTGCCGATTGATAAACCACTTCTTAATCCTCCTGATTCACCAAAATCTGCATTGAGAAGTCTTGAATCTTCATCTTTTAAGATTTCAACGAAAGTTGGATGTAGAACTAGCCATCTACCATCTGAGTCTACAAACTGTGTATCTAACAATCTGCCCATTCTTGCAATAACTTGCAATGGTGTAGCAGTTGCTGTTGCCTGAGCTGTAGCACCTGGCATTCTTGGAGCTAATGGGATAGAGTGGTCACCAGCACTTGAAGTAGTGATGTTACCGAAGCTATCTTTTCTTAACTTCATGCTTGTTAGCAATTCGTCTGAACCTGCAGTTGACACAGCTTTTGTACCATTTACAGTATCGTTAGCTGTTCCTGCTACAGTGTTAAGAGATGATTGCTTGAAACCAGCTAAGTAACCAAGAACTTCTTGGTCATGTTGGTCACGAAGTCTATATCCAGCTCTGTCTGAAGCCATTGACTCAAAGTTAACGTGACTGTGAGCTTCCTCAATGTCGTCAACTTTAAAAGCAAAGTAGTTTGCTTTATCTACGACAAGAGAAAAGTCCTCGTCGTCTAGGTCTTGTGGTTGAATGTTAACACCACGAGCATATTCTTTTACAGTGATTTCTGGTTCTTTGATAATCTTAACAGTATCACCATAATTCGCAATCTCTCCAAAGTAATCACTATTTGTGATTGACTCTACAACAGAGGTCTTACGAAAAGCTTGCTGAACCTTTTGGGAATATATGACAGGACTAAAATTGCCATTAGGTAAATTCCCGTATCCAGCCGCAGTTTGGAAAGCCATGTTATCCTCCTTGGCTAATATAAAAATACGAGTGCATACACAATCAAAAGGCTAGATGCAATTAGGTGTCCGTTTTGGGGCTAATTCAAACTAGGTAGTTTTTCTTAGTATAATTCGTGAAAATGTGTTAAGCAGGTGGTCATCAGAAAGATGGGCTGCTATTTATACATTTTATACCATACAAATTTTAAAAAGTAAAGAAAAATATTAAGCACGCCTGGTCATATCATAAATAAAATTACCAGAAGCTATTGCTTCTTTTATTTTTTCTTCATTCTTTTCAAACTCATGTGGTTTCATCTTTGCTACATCAGACTCTTTTATTTGATTTGCTTGTCCTGATTTAGTAGCAGAAGGTGTGTTTGAGCTACCTCTAGTTACAGCTTTTGCTGCATCTTTAGAAGAGTCTGTCTTCTTTTTAGGTGTAGAGGTAATACCCATATCTACTTTGTATAAGTCAATAGCTCTTGCTGCAGATTTAGAATCACTTTCATTTTCATACAGAGCTTGTTGAACCCATCTAGGTTGTAGCTCCACCCAATCGTGAAACTCTTGGTCATTCCTAATAGTTTCAAAGTCAGGATGTATTCTCATAAGTTCTGCTTCTGCCATAGCACGAGTAGATTGTGCTTCTCTTTCTGCTATTAACTTCATTCTTTCTTCTAGTGAAGAGTCTAACTCTTTTGCTTTCTTAGTAGCAATACTTTCTACAATCTTAGCAACGTCAGGATATTCCTGAGACCACTGTGCAATCTCTTCGTCTGACTTTGGTAGTTTTATTTCTTGAGATGCAGTTTGTGTTAATTGTTGTTTTAATTTAAATATCTCATCTTGATATGACTTCTCTTTTTCTTGTGAGTGTCTACGCAAGTCGCCATATCTTTTTTTAAATGTTTTTTCTTCAGGTGGTAAAGATTCTGTTTCAGCAATATCTTCTGCTTCTGCTTTTGCTTTACCTAAAGCTTCATCTCTTTCTTTTAAATTCTTTTCTAACTCTAACGCTTCTTTATCATCGTTACGTTTGTATCTTATTGGGGTCTTAACTATTTTTTGTTCTACAGCCATTTCAGCCATGTCTTTTCTCCTAGGGTTATCGTAGCCATTATTGGGGGATAAGTAGCTAGTAATTAATTCATAAATTATTTTTTATGAACTGCCAATCCTACTAAGTAAACTATAGGATGGATTATTTTACAAAAGATGTTGCCGACCATACTGTCTTTAGCTTTACCCTTTGTTAAAATATGTTTAAGGTGTTTTGTTCGTTCTTTTGCAAAATAAGCACCGATACTAGTCAGTGTGTTATTAACTTTCATACCACGAACAAAAGGTTTGAATAACGAATGATACCCTATTTCATGTAGAGGTGTCAAGTATTTTTTCTGATAAATGTACCAAGTCTTCATAGCTTGTGCCCAGTCATCAAGCTGAGTTTGTCTGTACATCTCTGTGCAAACTATTTTGCCACCACCTGTATCAGATGAAGCAGCATCATCAGCAAATGTTCTACTAAAGTCTTGGCTTCTGTTCCCTTTTTCGTCTTCTTCTCTTTCATCAACTGTAACTTCATCAGCAGTTTGAGTGCCTCCTGTGAACTCTACTCCCTCTGTTCCTGCTCCAGTTCTACCTGCTCCTCTGCCTCCTCCTAAATCACTTGGAGGGTCATCATCAGTTCTACTTGTGCTGAATATGCCAGTCTCACTATATTGTGAACCAGCAGGTGCAGCACCTGAGCTACTATATCCTTTACCTTGTAAAGCTTCATTAGTTGCGGTACCAGGGGCAGATGCCTCAGCAGATAATCCTAATCCAATACCTTTCATCTGAGCATCTCGTGCTTCTTTCCTAGATTTAGCCGCAGCTTCTTCTCTAAAAGCTTCATCTCTAGCCTTCTGCATCTCTGACGGGATATCTTCTATTCCCATTCTATTTGTTTCAGCACTTAGTTGAGCTTCTTCTATTCTGTCTCTCAAAGGTCCAGCTAAACTAGTTGGTCTACCTGCTGTATCTCTAACGCTTGGACTTACAACTGTGCCAAACATATCATATTGTGTAGGCTCTCTTCGTGCTAATTGTTCTAACGCTGCGTCTGTAGCTTGTTTTGATTTACCTACTGTAGGAGCATCAACTCTAGGAGTTCCAGCAGCCATAATGTCTGCTTTAGCAGCTTCTTCATCTTTTGTAGCCGCAACAGAAACTTGAGTTGGATTAGTTATTTGTGCTAATCCTCTGTTAGCTTCTTCAGCAAGTTCTTTAGCTTTACCTGCCATACCTGTAGCAATACTATAAGGGCTCATCATGCCTTTTTGTCCTTGCTTTAATGAAGCAACTAAATCAACCACTTGACTAGTAGGAGATTGAAAGTTAGCCCTGCCTGTGCTTAAAGCATCTGCTACATTTGCTATACCTGTAAGATTACCTGAAAAGTCATATTGAAGTGCATACTCTTGTCCTCCAATAGTCGCTCTTGCTCCACCTAAACCTGCAGCAATCTCAGGGTCTCCACCATCATCACTTTGTTGTTGTACAACTTTAGTTGGTGCAACAGGTGGTGGCAAATCTCCTGGAGAAACATCTGGTGGTTCCGTACTATCATCCTTTGGCTTATATGTCTGCTCTTGTTTGTATCTACCTACGTTACCAGCACCTACTACAACATTAGGATTAGTTACAGGACCTAATGTAAGAGATGCTGGACTTACAACACCAGTAGTAGTTGTGGGAGCAACAAGTCCTCTAACACTAGGTTGTAACTTATCATCTATGCCGTCTCTGTTTGTGTCTGTAAAACCAGGTGCTCTTACAAATCTAGCAGATGCTGCTTGAGGAACTGTAGCTGTTCCAAACTGTCCTAGTGCAGGGTTGTATGCTTGTTGTTGTCTTGCTATACCTTGTGGTGTAGCAACATTAGGAGCATCTAAAATAGTCATACCTGCTTGTGCACTTTTTACATCATCGTCAACATAATCTACTTGACCTGCGGCTTCCATTTCTCCTAAGCCTTGTAATGCTTCTCTTCTCAAATTTTCATACATACCAAGTCCATGATACCTAACGACGTTAGCTGGTACAACTAACTCTCCTTCGCTAAGCAAAACGTGTTGGTCATCTTTAACTTCATCTGATGTTGCACCTGGAGGTGGGTCTTCAGGAGTTCCTTTAGATGCTTCTTCATACTTTGGTTGTGATGGACCACTTACATCAATTACGACTGCTAGACCTTTTCCATTCTTTTTAGACTTTGTGCCTCCAGCTTTCATAGTTGTAGGTTGTTCATCCATGGGCATGGCTGCTAACGCAGTTGTCATAGGTGTAGCTGTTTCAGTATTTATAACACTCATAGGGGTGGCAATACCCTTTGCCTTATCTTGTTTTAATCTTTCTGAAACTAACTTTAGAGCTTCATCTCTTGGGTCAGGAACCTTTGCAGCTCGAGCCCTCGGCAACTTTGGTGTTTGAACTTGCTTATTGCCTACTGGTGGACTAGTCTTTTGTGTCATCGGTGATACACCTAATCCTGCTGGTTCTGTCTTCATGAGTGCCCCTCCTACTTTCATTTGTCTAGCTATACCTATTTGTTTACTTATTTGTTTTGATTTAGCATTGGCTTTTTTTCTAGTTTCTTCAGAATCTGGACCTTTTATCAAAATGTAATCGTTTTTATCTAAGGCTTCATTAATATCTGATTTACGTAGCTTACCATCCTTACCCATACGCAAAGTTGGAAATATTACCTCTCCTCCTAAATCTGTACTGTACTCACTGCGAGTTCGAACAGTAGCTCTGTTTTTTGTAGGAGTTTTTCTATTCATGGCTCTTGAGAGCCACGCAGGTCTATTATCAATTTCCATTTTTTGCTCTTGCTAAAACTTCATCACGAAGAGTTTTCAGTCTTCGTATCTCTTGGATTGCTCCTTGTGCTTTTGCTATATTATGTATGTCGTCATACTGTTCTAACAATTTGTGTAATTCTTCTACCCTGTGATTCATATATAATTCTAGTAAATCACTATTCTTCTTGCTATCTACTAAAGGTACAAGCTTACTAGCTACTTCTTTTATCACTATCTACCCCCTAGTAATTGTTGTAGTTGGTCAACAACTGCAGGTTCTTGTGGAGCTGTGGCAGGATTCTGTGGAGCACTAAATCCTTGTTCGCCAGGGACAGGTGCTTGTCCTACACCAATGTTACCTCCCCCACCTCCTGATGGGTCAGCAACATTTACGCCTTGTGCTTGTGACTGGTCAGTTGGTAAACCTCCAGCAGCTTTTAGTATCTCTGCTTGTTTAAATGCTTCTCTCTCATCATTGATAAGTTTCTCTGCATCCAAGTCCATGGCATGTCCAAGCTCTCTTAATATTACTGGTATTTTTAAGTATGGTGCTACAGCAGCGTTACCTGACATCTGAAGTAATTGTAGAAGTCTTTGACTTCGTACTTCGTTCTTCATAAGACTTTCTGTGCCTCGAGCTTTTATCTCTAAGTCGCCTCGGGCTTCTTTATCAAAGTCAAACTGCATATTAAATGCAAACAGTGCCTCTCCTAATGGTTGCAACAAATAATCATCTAAGTTCTTTACAACACTCTTAATACTAAGTTGGGCTGCTCCCATCAGCATGCTGATACCAGCCGCAGTTCTACCTGTGCCTGCAACACCTGTCTGTCCATGTGAATAAGATGGTATGCCTGTTGCATCATCAGCTAACGCCCGTGCTTTATCAAACATCATCATATTCTCTGTGCTTACGTTTGGATACTTAGTTCCAAACAGTGCTTGTCCAGGTGCACCACCTTGTCGTCTAAATACTTTGCCTGGAAACACTTGTAGGTCTTGTCCTGGCACTAAGTTAGTTTCGTCAATCTCGAATACTAGGTTACCTGACAATACAGCGTTATCAACTGCCATTCTCATAAAACCATTCATAAGTGTTTGTGTGTCTGACATATTCTCAGCTAGTCCTACACCAAAGAAACTATACGGGTTTAGCTCAAACGGGGCGGCACAGTAAGGAATACGTTTTGGTGTAAATGGATTTACAACTAATCTAAGTATCTTATTGTTACATACCCATATATTGACCTGTAAGGTATCTACATCCTCAAACTCTTTTGGTACTTCTAATCCTGCAGCCTCTGCCATGGTTTTATCTATGTTGCCCCAAAACTCTAATACCTCAAATCTATCTACGTCATACTGAGTTTCATTATCTCTTAGGTCTGTTTCCCACCATTTACGTGTGTAGTTGTATCCCATCTCTGCACACTCATCTACAGAATCTGTGTCAAAGTAAGGTCTCTTTTTAAGATTACGTAACTCTGAATAACTTAGCTTATGACGTTCTATAACGTATTCTGCCTCAGCCATGTTGTTAGCATCATAGTCAGGGTAAAAGTTCCAAGTTGATACAGACTCAACTCTTGGAACAGTTTTACTTTCTGGTGAGTAATTACCCTCTTCATCCCAGTTAGCCTTTTCTTTATCAAAAGCAAAAGGTCCTTTAATTATTCCTGTACCAAATAGAGCCATCTCAAACGCAACTGTTCTTAAATGCTTAGATGCATTTGACTCCTCCAACTGGTCAAGAATAGTTTTTTCCATTCTCTTTGCAGCTTTTTGTGCAGGGTAATATGTTTGTGATGTTGATGTTAGTCCTTGTCCAGACTTTATCTTTTCTCTTATACTTTCTAGGTCATCTTCAAAAGCCCCTAGTTTTAAGTCTTGTAGTGATTCCTGTGTTGCACCTCGTGGTAGGTCTTGTCCATCCCCAGGAAAACCATATACATTGTTTAACTCATTTAGTGCATTGTCTGGTTCTTTAGGGTCAAAGTTTACTGACTCTGTTACACCTTCAGGAATACGAGTGGCTTCTACACCTAGTGGGAATCTTTGTCCTGCAAATAAAACATCTATGATTTGTCCATAAGCTGCAAGAACTTTTGTTTTAGTTACTTTTATAAATACTTGTGATTTTTCTGTTTCAGTAAACTGAGTATCATTTGTATATAATCCTCTGTACTGTCTGTATGAGTTAAGCCATCTTTGCTCATCATATAATCGTGCATCTTCTGCAGATTTAAATTTTTCAATAACATAAGCTGCTAATTCATCCTTCGGGTCTTTTGGGACAAATACTAAATCTTCAATATTTTCGTTTTCATTTTCCATGTTTAATATCCAAATACTCTGTCTGCAGGAGTCCATTTTCTTGGCATCGCTGCTGGGTCATAATCAAATATAGACTTTGACCTAGGTCGGGTCATTATACCATATCTCAAAGCATCATACAAATGGTCCTCTGCTTTTGTGTCTACATCTTCAGAATTACTTTTATCTAAAGGTATTACAGGTAGCTGTGCTATTAAGTTTACGCAGTTGTTAAATATAACTATGCCTGCGTTTTCGCTAATCTCATCAACTTGTAGTCTTCTATGTAATTCGTTTTTACCTGCCACACGACTACCTTTACTTCTGTCTGCTGGTCGCCAACGACAACCAACTGAAATCATTTGTTCCGCCAAGGAAGGACCCGTGTCACCCCTTTTATGCCAACACGAACTGTCGAGCACGCCATACGATATTTGTCCATCATTTCTTTCCGCATCCAAGATAGCAAACGCCAAATCTTTTGCAGTATATTTTGACACGTACATTTCACGATAGACCACCAGTTGCTCAGTAGCTGGGTCAACTGCAAACCATAAGACTGCAGAGTGCGAAGAATATCCATAGTCGCACGCCCTAAATTTTCTCCAGTTGTCTGGAATCGTAAATACATCCGTAACGTGATATTTTCTATCGAACTCAGCAAACGCTGCACCTTCTGCAACATCCCAACTTCCCTCCAATAATTGTCTACGCTGTGTCTCTGGCAAAGACAACAGCATCGCTTCATAGTCCCCTTGATTATATAAGAACGGATTGTCTGCTAGTTTAGCAGGTATGAAGCGTCGTTTAAACAAAGGCTGGTCTGCCTTTGAATGATGTTTAGGGTACTTTAGTGTTTCCCCCGTCGTAATGTCTGTCGCCCAAAACGCTTTATTCGCTGGAGCAGGGTCAATGAACATTTTTTTGACCCAGTTGTGTCCTGGTCCTCCAGGGTTGGTCGTACCACGCATGTATACGGGGAGCGACGGGTCAGCAGTTCTGAGACGCGAACGTAAATAATCCCAAGCATAAGGTGTCGGATACTGTGTTAATTCGTCAAAGCCAATATAAGTGAATGCTTGTCCTTGGTATCTTAAAACATCTTTCTCTTGTTCAAGATATGTCATCCATATTCTAGCACCAGACGGGAAAGTCCATTGACTTTTTTTCTCCATCCATTTAGCCCCTGGATAAGCTTGGGGATAAATTTCCTGAGATTTGTGTATAATCTCCCTAAGTTCGTCGTTTGTACGTCTTAATATAAGAGCGTTCATATTAGAGTTGTTGCAATAACGTAACGGGTCTACTATTAAACTATACGTCTTGCCTCCTCCAGCAGCTCCTCCATATAATACTTCTCGTTCTGGAGCAGCTAAAAAATTTGTTTGTGGTCCTGGGTTTGGCTCAAACAATACTGTTTGACTTGGTTCCTCCTGGACAGAATAAGTTTCAGGTAAACTCTCTGTAGCTTTCTCTGCAATGTCATTATCTTCTGTGCTCCTAGCTATGTTAGCTATTTTACGTTGTGCTATATTTAAACGCACACGTGCAGACCTTTGTTGTTTTTTAGCTTTAACTAATTCTTTTTCTTCTTTAGTTAAAGGCTTGTGCTTTGATGTTGCCTTCAGCTTCGGTCTTGGCGGTGCGGCTTTTTTGTTCAGCATGCCTTCGTCTATCTGTCTTGTCTGTCTTTATACGTTTCCATAAACCCATAGGTGTTATGCTACGTCCTGTATATTCTGTGAGCCATCTTGCTACCTCTGGGTAAGAGGACTCTTTCAAATAATCTTCTGCCATTGATAACGCTTCTAGTTGTTCATCTACTGGCTCTAATAAATGTGGGTCGATGCTATTTGCTTCGTATCCCCAAGGAATTGTTGGACCCTTAAGTGTTTTGTATCTATTAGTTGGGTTCAGTTTCTGTGCTATTGTCATCTGTCTTTGCTGGTAAAATAAATACGCCCATAGGTTTATCTGATGTGACGTTTAACTTCTCTACCTTTGATAAACCAACTCTATCAAGTATCTGTTGAGAAGCTGCTAATCTTTCTCTATTACCGATGGCAGATGGGTCATCAATAACACCTACCATTGATAATACAGCTTTAGGGGCATTGACTGCCATCTCCAATTCTGCTCTTTCGATTATGTGCTTACGCACTGAGTTAATTATGTGGTGTGGATTAGTTGACTCTGAATACCCTGCAATCTTCATAGCCTTAGCATGATTACCTTTAGCAGGACCAAACAGAGCATCTAAGAATTTATTTTGTAATTCTGTTAATTCTTTATGCACGAGGATTCTTCTTTCTAGCTGTTTTGGTTCTAGCAAAAGAACGATTTTTGCTTTTGGTTTTTACAGATAATTTAGTTTTCTTATTATTCATAGGATTACCTGTGGTGTGATGTACGTCTTTGCCATCACCTTTGGTGACTAAACCACGCTTTGCCATGATTGCCCGAGCCGCATTTCTTGATGCCCTTCTCTTTTTTTGTTTTGGCTTAGCGTGGTACCTGTCGTACTCTTTTCTATAGTTTCGTTTCATTTCTTTTTACGTGTAGTCTTTCTTTTTCTACCAGAAGCTGTGACTGACCATTTAACAGCTTTAGGTCCTGTCTTTTTTCTAGCTTCTGACTTACTAATTCTACCTGCTACTGCTTTTGGTCTACAGGCAGGATATGGTCGAGTTTTCTTTTCTTTGCCTGACCTGCCACATTTCTTACCTGTTTTAACATCACGCCAGTCTTCTTTGAACCATTTAGTTAAGCCACCTGTAGGTTTAGCCATTAGTATGTACCACCACGTTTCTTATATGTTCTAACCAACCAAGCATTTGCATATGCTGACGGATAGACCTTAAATTTACGTTTAGCTTCTGCTTTTACTCTTGCGTATAATGCAGGGTTCTTTGGTTTAGAACCTCCAGTTTTTTTCTTCTTTGCTGCCATGTGATACTCCTTCTACATGCATAAGTCTTCATACTTAGTTGTATGAAGTCTGTGTTTAGACAACTCTTGAGTGGTTGCTATGCCTATATTACTGTTAGACATTATAAATTTTATTAACCAGTTTATCATAATTTTCCCATCCATTTCGCTGATAGCCATGCTAATATTCCTGCGAAAAATAATATAAATATAAAAGCTATTCCGTATCCTGCATACTCTATTAATTCTTGTCGACGTCTCTCTGCCATCTTTTCTTGATAACGTCTTGACTTCCTAGCTTCTGCTTGGAACCTTTGCCAGTCTTGCCAAAGTCCAGGTCTACCTAGATAAATCATTATCTTTTTGAGTTCTTCTTCTTTCTCTCTTATTTGTTCAAGAGCCATAAACTCTTCTAAGTCTGAACCCCCACCACTAGCTCTTTTCTTATTTGCTTTCTTTTCTAACTGTTCTTTTGAAAATACAAAATCAGATATCTGTTTTACACAACCTGAAAGTTCTTTTCCGTTAGATACAAAATTTTTTATTATCCCGAATGCTGCATTTGCTGCTGCTAATTCTGCTAACATTATCTTTTCCTTTTTGGTTTACAATATGCAGTTATTCGTAAATTAGGTCCTTCCTCTTGTGGTATAGATGGTTGTTTGTTTAGTCGTTCTGCAAAATACAAACACCTATCTATATCTTGGAAAGTTTGTGTTTGGTCTATTACTCTTACTCCCATCATAAACACAAGCACAAACTCAATCATTAATTAACAAAATCCAACTCTAACTGTTCTTCTGTGGGCTTATCATTATGACAGTCACAGTTACATTCTTCTACATCGCACTCATAACACTCGCAAGTCTTACATCTATTTTTTCTTTTTTCGCTCATTTGCCCTCTTTAAACTCTCTTTTGCTTTTTTAGCTATACTTACAACTTGGCTTTTGCCCATCACTTTTGCTCGTTGCTCCATGACTGTAAGTATTTGTATCTTTCTCGCATATGGTTTATTGACTCTTTTAACTTTCGCAACTGTTGCTCTGGCGTCAGAAGGGGTAGCAAATTTAATGCTGACTGTGTCCTTAGGATTCTCGTCTGTATATAAACGTCGTCCTGAGCCTTTTGGTTTTTTACCTGTGCCGACTTTTGGGTCACTTTTTTTTCTTTTTGCCATGAGTGCTCTTGTATCTTGTTCTTTGGTCTTTTTCTATTTTACTTAAAACTTTAGCTTGTTTAGCATGAGCTTTAGATGCTTTCTTCAGTTTACCTATGACTTTTCTTAATGGTTTAGTATAGTGTGGCATTATGTCTTTCTTTTCTTCTTAGCTTTAGATGGGAGCAGCCCTTTGTTGACTGCTCTTGCTCTTTCAGAAAAACCAAGCTTTTTCTTTTGCTTAATTTTTTTTCTTATTGTTTCTAATTTTGCTACCATCTGAATATAAGTTATTAAAAGTTATTGTAGGGTCTAAGTAAGATTCATGTGACTCTGCAGAGTGTGTCCACTGTGAAGGACTAAAATCAGGTGCTCCTTCTCCTGTTCTCCATAGTGCAGGACTTGTTGCTCTTACTCTATTGTTAGGTAATGCTACAATGTTACCTGTCCACTTACCTGCATCAGTTAAATACAGAACATGAGACTGCTTATGTTGTGCTGGGTCATCTGCAATATCATTCTCTGTATAGTCAACTGTAAACAAATACTTACCTTGATGAAACTGATTATCAATCTTGCATAACCATGGTGAGGAACTAACCCTATCCATAACTACAACGCTATGAGTCCTAGATTCGCAATCCCATGGTTGACATAAATGGTCTTCCATAGGTTCTGCCCATTCGTCTACAGGTATATCTGCGACTAAGGCTTGTATAGGCATTCTTGCCCACATTGCTCCTCCATGAACATTCTCATCAGGACCATCTTCTCGGTCTACTTCGCAACCAGTGAAAACAACTTGGAAGCTTAGCGACCTATCGGGAATAGTGTTTACTGCTATAACCATCGCATGAAGAAACTCTCCATGATACCTTTGATGATTACACGTAAACTCCCTACGCACCCAACACTTAAAATGGGGTACGTTGCTTATGAGGTAGGGCATTATCTACGTCTAATTGCTCCGCCCCTCGCATATCCCTTAGTCATCTTAGTGCCGCCCATTTTCATTTTAGTCTTGGCTCCACCTCTAGCCATGCCTTTGGTCATTTTCATTCCACCACTTTGCATTTTTTTAATTTTTTTCTTCTTCTTGCCACCAGTGGCAGCACCTTTAGTTTTCATAGCGTGTCTTGGCATTAGTTTCTCCTTATATTGCTATTTTCTTCTTACGCTTTCTATTTGGGAAAGCTCTGGGGTCATACTCTTTTCCTGAGTATATTGTATTAGGTCTGCTTGTGGATATACCAGGAATAGGTGAAATTTTTTGTCCTCTAATAGTAGATGGTATAGCAGGTAAGTATTCTTTACCTGTAAATTTCCCTGGATTAAATTTTTTATCCATTATAGCGTCATCTAAATCTTTCTCCATTTTTGCAGCACCATCATCATGGAATTTACTTTCTTTTTCTTTTTTAGCTTTTGCCTCAAGTTTTTTTCTATGTTTTCCAGCTTGTGACATGTTAAATCTTAATCTACCTTCTCTTATTTTTTGTTCAAAGGTTTTTCCTTCCTTTAATCTAGGCACATTAGTCGGTAATTCCATGATATGCTTTTTCTTCATTTATTTTTAATCTTCTTAATACCTATCGCTAAACCACTCATGGCTTTCTTAGCTTTTTGTTCTTTCATACTTTTTTCAATAGCATTTTGTCTAGCTGTTTCATAACCAGACATTTTACCATCTTTGTTAAGGTCTCCAAGTAATGCCTTACCTGCTTTTAGTCTTGGCACATTAGTTGGTAATTCCATAATTGATTTCTTAGGGAGCTTGGCGGCTCCTTTTTTATTTTTAACGGGTGTGCCTTGTCTTATCATTTTAAGAACATCAGCATCGGATGTAGATGCAGGGACATTATTTCTAAATCTATAAGCTCTAATTAAATCTTGTTGTGTGGTATCAGGCTTCATTTGCATTTTATCTGTATCTATTTTATCATCGCCTTTGCCAATTCCAGTTACAGTGGCTCTTGACTGTGCCATGGACTTTCGCTCTGATGCTTTAATCAAATCTTTGTTTTCCATTCTTTCCATTATGCTGGTACTCCTAATGTAATAATACGAGCTATCAATCTCTCAGCTCTTGCCGTGGTCTGTTTGTACCACCTGGAATCTTCCATCTCATCAGCCGCTTTGACCCAATCTCTGTCATTTACAGCAGCAATAAACTTCTTAAATTTGCTTAATCTTGGTCGCCCTAATTGGAAACACATATTAGCGATTACTAGTTGTGCCTCTTCAGGTAAGTCATTAAAGTCTGGGAATATCTCTTTACAATCCTGTAATGTTCTATTTATATCTACAGCAAACCAAGCATCCACTTGTTCCTGTGGTACAGGATATCCTATGGGTTTACCATAGTAATCTTCATCCCATTCTGTAATAAGATGTCCAATACCTCCCGTTAAATGCCCTAACGAGCATCGGTACAATTCATAGACGACTCCTTCGTCACTTGATATCTCATTTTGTAGCGTAGCTAAATTCATTCACTTCTTCTTGAACATCTTTGCAGCTTGTCCAACTCCCTTGATTCCAAAGCTTGCACTAATTGCAATATATAAAAGGTACTGATACCACTCAGGCAAAGTTGCCAATATATCAAATCCTTCTTTAACATAATCTTTCATTCCAGGTATGAAAACCAAAATCGCTGGTGCTAACAGTACAACTAACGCAAATTCGTCTTTCCAAGAATCCACTGTAGCATCTGCCATCTTACCTTCCCATGCAACCTCGCCTGCTGCAACTTTCTCTGCAACAGTTGCACGAGCACGAGCCTCTGCGACTTTAGCTTGTCCTTCTGCTTTTGTCTTCTCGACTTTGTTCTCAAACCAAGTTCCAGCTAAATTAGCTATAGGTCCTATTAACGCTTGGAGCACTATATTCTCCCTTGTAATCTAGGAACATTAGTGGGTAATTCCATAATGGATTTTTTATTTATTTTAGTTCCTCCCATTTTTTTTCCAAGAAAACCATCTATAAGTGCTTTACTGTCTCTAAGTGTTTCAGCAGCGTCATCTGGATTTGATTGACCAGGTGAATAAATTAAATAAGGTGCTCCTTCTTCGCCTTTATTATTATATATCTTATAACCACGATATTCAATAGTTCCTGGTTCTCCTGCTATTCTTCTGCTTTTATATTTACCCAATGTTTATACTCGTCCTTGTGACTTATGTAATAGTTTTACATAACGTCTATAACAATTATTACCGATACCATTAAATATTTTAAATAATATGAAGTTTAACTCTTTTAACACTTCCATCTTCTCCTTGCCTGTCTTAAGCGACTATTAGGATTTTTTGCCGCTTTTGGAAACTTTTTCATCTGACCTGCACTTCTAGCACAAAAAGACTTTCTTCTTTTAGCTGCTTTACTTCCTGGCTTTACTTTACCAGTTACTGCAGTCTTTAATTTACTGCCAGGATTTTCTCGTCGATATTTTGCAACGCCTTTCTTAGTCATACCAGCACCAGCTTTAGTTGGTCGCTTGTGCCCCCCTTTTATGGTATATCCTTTCATTATATGCTCTTATCTGTTCTCTTATCTAAAGGGTCTACGCATTTATACTTCATTGCTACGTAATCAGGCATATGTGTTGGTAAATCTCTAGCTATCTCATATGCTCTAGCTATGCATTCTTTTTCAGTCTTGTATGGTCCATATAAATCTTGTAGTGCCTGACATATATTTGGATTTGTTGATAAACATACTAAGACAAGTGTCTCAAACATAATAATCCTTAAAAGTAATGGGCGAGACCGACATTGGTGTAATCTCGCCCTAAACTTGAGTAACTGCATCGAACCCCTCAGGAATAAGTACAGTATCAAGCCTTTCTTCGCTGATAGAGATTACTCTCTACACATACTGTGACATACCCTCCGCTACCAATGCCTTTTCTATTTCCTCAACGCTGAAGTCTCTCCCAGTACGTCCTTTTAAAGCCGCACGTATATAAATTACGTGATGGCTTGGTATATGCGTCTTGAATCTTCCGTATTTCTCATATTCGTAGCAAATCTGCTCTAATAAGGAACCAAATTGTGGTTGTACAGTCATAATACACATATTATACCACATAATTGGAAAATTGTACATAAATTCCTGTCAATATAAATTTATTTTTATTTAGGGGGTTGACAAGGTCCCGAAAAATTGGTATAAAATCCATGTTTTTCTTTTTTTCCCTTTTTTTTCTTTTTCAGGTTAACATTATAAGCTTCTTCGGAAGCTTTTTTTGTGTCCTGAGTGACCCCCTTAGAGATTATGGTCGAGATATTTAGAAAAACTACTAATACACCCCGATGGTACTTTACAAAAGAGTACAAATCTCCTTTAAAATACCAAAAAGGAGAATACATTGTCAAAAAACTCCCCAAAAAGACGCAACCCGATAGTGATGCACTTGCTCTCATGCAAAAGTTACGTGAAAATGAACAAGAAGAGAGTAATTCCACGAAAACAAAAAAGAAAAGAACACGTAGATAGCCCTGGTATAAGGGACTAAACCCTTGATTTTACTACATTAGCCCCGATAAGGGGCTTTTTTTGTATCTAAAGTAAGTAGCCGCCCTCTGGTATATGAAACTATTCACCCAATCTCGGGTAATTGCTGTACACGTGTACGTGCAGACCCCCCCTGGGTCATGCGTGTCGCAATATGTCACACAAAATTTATGTAGAAAAATCAACGTATTAACTAGAATAAAGCCAGTTTTAGCCTTGTACAGCATCAAAGATTTTTTTTCGGTCAGCCTGAGCTGATTTTTTAAACTTGCTACGTATAAAAAGATTATAGGACTAGGCAGGCATGATTAATTTGTG